TGGCAATTTTGTTATTTTTTCTATATCTAAAATATTATTAGATAAACTATAAAGAGTATTATACCATCCCCACTTACTTTGCATTGTTACGCCTTTTGTTGTTTCGTTTCCTTTGCTTGTAAATAACTGTGCGAAGTCTTGGCTAATACGTTTCCTAAAGTCAAAAAAAAACCCAAGCTATTTAATGCTATATCCATTGGGCAGTCTTTAAACAATTCTTCTTTGAATTGATCAGGGTTATATTCTTCTATTGCATACCGTTCACCCCTTTTAAATGATATTCGCCTAAATAAAATACTCATTATAATATGCAAATTCTTTACAGGTTCTTTTGAATATGTTTCTAAGTCTATATATTCTCCTGTGCTTATTTCTGATAAATTAGGACAGAAACCATATTCTTCACCTTTAAATTTAAATATCTTTTTAAATTCTTCTTTCTTAGGTTCTGTATCAATCATCTTTTTTATTATGCTCATTATTTCTAATAAGTCTTTATACGCCATTTTCTTAATTACAAATGGACTTGTGCCACATAATAAGGCTAAACTTGATACTATTTTTTTCTTTTCAGTTCCTGTACCTTCTTGTATCTTTAAATATTTCTGATATGTTTCTATTGTTATATCAGACCAATTCTCAGGTATTGTTAATTTAACTTCCTTCATTACTAATAAATATAAAAATTGATTATTTGTTTTTAAGCTATATAATACTTACCAGAATAAGATACCATTAATTTATTTAATGCAACATATCTTACTGCATCTATTGCGTGGTTATAAGCATCTATAGGTTTGTTAGTTATTTGGTTATTCTTGTCTTTAATCCATTTATAGTTCCTAAACTCTTTAATAGCATTAAGGCTTCTTTTGGTTATATTCAGCTTATGGCGTTTAATAACATCTATCCCAATTCGTATAGAATCAGAACCTTTTTTTGCAGGTTTTATATTAATACCCCCCATTCTATATATTTCTTCTATACTCTTTGGCTCTGCTGAATCTGCATAAATTTCTATGCTTCTATCTATTCCTAGTTCTTTGATCTTGTGCGCTATATCTTGATTAGTTAAACCTTTCTCATATAGCAATTCATCTACATATAAATCTAAATCGTGCTTATATACTTTTACTAATGAAGTTGGGTCTGCACTATATCCAAAATCTAATCCTAATGCAATCTCTTTAGCATTGTCAGGAATATCATCTACTATATTAAATGTAGGAAATATAGTTTCTGTAGCTACACCACGCTGACCTTCACTAAAAACTCTATATAAATTTTCATCTATTTCTTTTAGTCTTTCTATTTCTGATATTGTTGATTCTTCTAAGAAAGGATTATCTCTATATGTAGATATATGAAAGTCTACATCATCTCTATCTGCATCTATTAGATTTGTATATAACCAATGATATTGTTCTGAGGGGTTAAAGTCTATTATTATTTTAAATGTGGTTCTTAATGATAATTGTATAAATTCATCTAAACTAAATTCGTTACATTCATTAAGAAATAGTATTTCACGTTTACGTCCTCTAACACGTTGTGGTTGGTCTACTGATATAAATTCAAAGTTATTACCGTAAAGCGTATATAAATGATTAGATTTATTATGTAATCGTTCATCATAAAGATTTTCTTTTTTAAGAATCTCAAAAAAATCCCTCATAGAAGTCCCACGCAATGCAGGCATAGTTTTACGAGCTATTGTAATATATAGTCCTTTACCTTTATTTTTATAAGCAAACTCAATCAAAGCTAATAATACAGAATATGTTTTACCACTTCTTGTACCACCTTGTAAAACACATATTCTTTTAGTTGATTGTTTTACATCATAATATGGTTTCGCTTGTTTCTTCATCTTCATTAATCCAGGAAGGTGGTGCTGCACTTACATTTACATTTTGGTCTGGTAATCCTTCTATCCTGTCTAGTATTTCCTTAATGGCTTTTAATTTTTCATTGTTGTTACTATCCTTATGGAACGCTATTTGTATTAACATCTTAGCTATAGGCGAACCAAAATCACCTACACCACCCATATTTGTGTCTTGTGTTGCAAGTAATTCTTTTAATACTGTTGCAACATTACGCCTACCTTTTGGTCTACCACGCTTTTCTGGTTGATTGTCTGAACTAAATCTTGTTGCTTCATTTGGAAACTTATTCATAATAAATTATTTATTCTTTGCTCTGCTATTTTAAAATACTCTTTGTCTAATTCAATTCCTATAAAATCTCTATTCAAATTACAACAAGCAACGCCTGTAGTTCCTGATCCCATTGTAAAATCTAATACAGTTTCTTGTTCGTTAGTATATGTTTTTATTAAGTATTCTAGTAATGCTAATGGTTTTTGTGTGGGGTGTTTTCTGTTTTTTAACTCTCTATTAAACTTTAAAAGATTATTGGGATAACCTGTTTTTTTTTGAATATAATCGTTTTGCTGATTATAAACTGTATTTGTTTTGTATGCTTTTTTAATTATATTGCAATCTCTTAATCCTTGAGGATTATATGTTTTTGTATTAAAAACAATTATATCTTCTGTTTTTTTTAATGGTTGGCGTTTGCAATTTAATTGCCCTACCCCTTGTTCTTTTACCCATTTCCAATCATATTTATAATTTTTTATATTTGACATTCTTAAATAACTTGAAAATGGTTCTGAACCAAACAAAACAATAGCACCATTATCTTTAATAATTCTATTAAGCTGTTTCCACATTGGTTCAAAAGGAATAACACTATCCCACTTACAAGCTGTTGTTTCGTATGGTGGGTCTGTTATTATTGCATCAATACTTTTGTCTGGTATCAATTTCATTACTTCTAAACAATCTCCATTATAAAGTTTCATATCATTCCGTTTTTATTCCGTTATTTTATTTGCCTTTTGTCCTGTAAACTGTTGCCATCTTTCTATTATTACATCACAGTATTTAGTATCTAATTCCATACCATAACATATTCTATTTGTTTTTTCACAAGCTATTAATGTTGAACCACTACCTAAAAATGGTTCTATTACTTTTTCTTTACTACTTGATTTAATTATTCGTTCCATCATTTCAACAGGTTTTGGCGTTGCGTGGTTGTGTCTTTCTTTTCCTGAGACTCTTTCATAATTCCAAACATCAGTCATATTATCGTGTGTGTTATTAAAATATGCCCTTGTATCATAAAATGCTTTTTTTAATTCTTCATATTCTTTTTTTAATTCTTCATATTCTTTTTTTAATTCTTCGTAATTTTTTTTAAAGGCATCTATATTATTTTCTTTGCAATAATTTTTCCAAGAATTATATACTTCTTTTGTAGGCATTCCCCATTGTGATTTATCAAACCAATGAGAGCCACTATTTTCACTATGCCCTGCAATTTTTTTGAATTCTTTAATTGTTAATTTAGATTTGTTTTTTTCTTCTTTTAAATAATTCACCATAAAATCCCACCCTTCCCAATAATTATCTGCATTATTATTAAATCCTTGTTCACCTATCATAAAAAATAAACATCTTTCTGTAACTGTTGGAAACATTCTATGCTGATCGCTTGACATACCTAAACCATGCCCTTTGTTCCAAACTATCTCATTTCTAAAAGTTAAGCGTTCTGAATCTTTTAATAGTGAATACCACAAACGCCACAAGTCCTCAGCATTTCCCCAAATATAACACGAACCATTATCATCTAAATAAGGTCTAAATGTTTTAAACCATTCTAATTGAAAAGTGTCTAATTTCTCTTTATATAGGTTGTCATTTAATACACCATCTTTTTCTTTACCCATTCCATAAGGGGGGTCTGCGTGTAATAATTCTGCTTTTTCACCGTTCATTAGTTTTTCAACATCACTTTCTTTTGTGCTATCACCACACATCAACCTATGTTTTCCTAATTGCCAAACATCACCTAATTTAACTCTGCTTTCTTTTACTTCTGGTATATGGTCATCTTCTGTATTGCCTTCTGTAATTTTATCAATGTTTAATCCTAAATCAATATGCTTAAAACCCCAATCAGTAAGTTCTTCTATTTCAAATTCATTAGCTAATAAATCAAAATCAAATTCCCCTGTGTTTTTATTTAGCCTTATATTTAATTCTCTTTCTTGTTCTGTGTTTAAATTTAGAATTACACAACCAACTTCTTTATACTTTAATTCCTTACATATTTTTAATCGTTGGTGTCCACCAATTACTACATAACCATTTTCGTTTATTATAATAGGGTCTACTAATCCAAACTTCTCTATTGATTGTTTTAGGTCTTTATACTGCTTTGTGTTAATCTGTCTAGGATTATATGCTGCAGGTTTTAATTTATTTATTTCTATTTTTTCTATTTTCATTTTTTAAATCTTTTTTCGTATTCTATTCTTGCATATATTTGATGGCATACTGATTCCAAGTGTTTTATCCTGCAGAACATATTAAAAGAACTATCTGATTCTGCTTTTAAATGACACTCACGACACATCCCCATTAAGTTCTCTATATAATCCTTTTCTTTACTGCCACCCATTCCTCTACCTTCTAAATGGTGTATATCTACTGCTCGGTCTTGTTCGCACATTTCACACATTACAAAATCTTGTTCTCCATAATCGAAGAAATCCATATATAGTTTAGTGTACTTTTTCAAGTTTTCTAGGCATTATTTTTAAATCGTCTGTGCTAGATGTTAATATAAATTTACCTTTGCAGAAGGTACAACAATGATCTTTTATTAGTGTCATTCTAATACAACTTAAACAAAATCTAAACATTTGACTATTCATTTTTACAACTATTTTGATATACTTTTTTTAATTTGGCTAATGTTTCTTTTACACAACTTCCACAACTGCTAGTCTTTTTATTGGCATTAAACACCTTATTATATAACTTTACCATTATTGCCTGGTCATCTCCACTTATTGTGCCTTTATCTAATCTAGGTAATAC